AGGTCGAGAAGGCCAAGCGCGAGCCGAACGAGTTGCCCGGAGTTCTGACCAAGGACTTCAATGTGCGCGACACGGTTGCCGGTGCCTGGCTCAGCTTCGATGACGTCAACAACGAGGCCAGTTTCGCGATGGATGACATCCGCGGCAGCTACGCGATCGGCGCCGCGGACCTGTCCTCAACGACGGACCTTGCCTGCGCCACGCTGCTGGTCATGAAGCCCGGCAGTGACATCAAGTACGCTCTGCAGCACTACTGGTTGCCGCGAGACCTGCTCGAGCTCAGGGTCAAGGATGACAAGATCCCCTACGACCGCTGGCATGAGCGCGGGCTGCTGACTCTCTGCGAGGGCAACAAGGTCTCCTACTCTGACGTCACCGCCTGGTTTCTCCGAATGGTCCGTGACTATGACATCCGGCCCTACTGGGTCTACTACGACCCGTGGAACTCGAAGTACTGGGTCGATGAGATGGCTCAGTCGGGGTTCACGATGGTGGTCTGCCGGCAAGGCTATCAGACGCTTAGCCAGCCGATGAAGGAGCTCGAGGCCGACCTGCGGGCGCACCTGGTCAACTACAACAACAACCCGATCACCAAGTGGTGTTTGACCAATGTGTCCGCCAAGCGCGATGACAACGACAACGTGCGCCCGGTCAAGGGCCGCCAGCAACGGCTGCGCATCGACGGCATGGTCTCGCTCCTGATCGCCTACGTCGGCCTCTACGAGCACCTGTCGGACTACAGGGCCCTGATCTGAGGGAGGTATGAATGTGGCTGAACGACGTGGCCTGCTAGATCGGATCTTCGGGCGCCGGCCGGCAGACGACCAGAGGGTGTTGCGGCTTGAGGTCATCTCATCCTCCAGCTCGATGTTTGGCGAGTGGCGTGGCGATCCGTATGCGGCCGAGATCGTGCGGGCGTGCATAGACGCGATCGCGCGCAATGCGGCCAAGCTCAAGCCGAGGCACATCCGGAGGACGGAAGGAGAGATCCTTCCCGGCGCAGGGCAGCTCGAGCGGCTGCTGGCAGTGCGCCCGAACCCGAACATGAGTGCCTATGACCTGCTCTACAAGACCGTGACCACATTGCTCGTGGAAAACAGCGCCTGGCTCTATCCGCAGATGGATGGCCCTCAGATCGTTGCCCTGTGGCCAGTGAGCTGCTTGCGGGCAGAATTTCTGGGCGACGACAGCGGCCAGGTCTACGTGCGGTTCATCATGCGGGACGGTCAACCTAAGACGCTTCTCTACAGTGAAGTCCTTCACTTGCGGCGGCACTTCTTCCGGTCCGAGCTTGGCTGCGAGGATAACTCGCCGCTGGGTACGTCGCTCAAGGTGATCAGCATCACCAATGAGGGCCTGGCCAAGGCCGTCGAGAGCTCGGCCAAGCTGCGCGGATTGCTCAGGTTCAGCTCCATCCTCAAGCCAGAGGACCTCAAAAAGCAGCGCGACGAGTTCGTGCGCGACTACCTGGCAGCCGGCAACAATGGCGGCGTGGCGGCGCTGGACTCGAAAGCGGAGTACACGCCACTTGAGTCCGATCCCAAACTGATCAATGCGCCACAGATGCAGGAATTGCGCAACAACGTTTACCGCTACTTCGGCGTCAACGAAGCGATTGTGACCTCCAAGTACACAGAGGACGACTGGAACGCCTTCTACGAGTCCGTGATCGAGCCGCTCGCGGTGCAGCTCTCGCTGGAGTTCACGGCCAAGCTCTTTACCGATCGCGAGCGCGGTCATGGCAATGAGATCGTCTTTGAGGCCAACCGTCTGCAGTATGCGAGCGTCAAGACCAAGCTCGACCTGCGGGAGATGGTAGACCGTGGGTCTTTGACCCCAAACGAGTGGCGCGAGGCGTTCAATCTGGGACCGATTCCGGGCGGAGACAAGCCATTGCGGCGCCTGGATACGGGTGTGGTGCAACCGACGGGGGTCACCGGCGACGCCGGAACCGAGGACGACGAAGGGGGTGACGCCGATGGCAGAGACAGCGAAGCGGGAAGTGCGCCTGGCGGAACTGCGGGCAAGTGAACCCGGCGAAGAAGGTCTGTGGGTAGAAGGCAGGGCCGTCGTCTATGACAGCGCGACTGTCATGTATGAGTTCGGCGGGGTCAAGTACTACGAGGTCATCTCCCGCGGAGCCCTGGACGGCGCTGACCTGCGGGACGTGCCCTTCAAGTACAACCACTCCGATGCCGTGATGGTCATGGCCAGGACGCGGAACAACACCCTGCAACTCACGATCGACGACCAAGGGCTCTGGATCAGGGCAAACCTGGCCAATACCACCTCGGGCAGGGATCTGCACGAGCTGATCAAGCGCGGCGACATCGACAAGATGTCCTTCATGTTCACGGTGCTGGAGGAGTCCTACAACGTGGACACTCACACGCGCAGCATCACCAAGTTCAAGAAGATCTGGGACGTGTCGGCGGTGGATACCCCGGCATACCCTGATACAACTCTTTCGGCAAGGAGCTTTTTCGAGGCGCAGGCAGAGGCGGAGGCCGCTGCCCGGGCTGAGGAGGAGCGCAAGGCTCTGGAGAGGGCCCAATTGCGGAAGAGGTTGCTCCTCAGAGCATCACACTAGATAAGGGGGAACCAACCTTGAAGCGACTGCATGAAATTGAGGCCCGCAAGGCCGAGATCCGGACTCTCCTGGAGTCTGAGACCAAAGACATCAAGCTCGACGAGTTGGACACCGAACTGAAGGCTCTTGACGCCGAGAAGGCCGAGATCGAGCGGCGCCGGACCATGGCTGCCGGCATTCAGGCCGGAACCATCGCGGCTCGCGTCATTGAGCCGGCGGTGACGGCGCCTGCTGAACCCGCAGAGGCAGAGTTGCGCGGCAAAGCGCTGAAGGAGATGCGCACAGTCACTGTCGCGTCGTCCAACATAGTCCTGCCGGCGCACCAGGCCAGGGACATCAAGCCGACGTTCAACGAAGTGTCCGGTCTGCTCGACCGGGTCAACGTCCTGCCGCTGCCTGGTGGCGAGTCGTTCACCCAGCCCTACCTTGCCGGGTATGGCACGGGCGACTACAAGACCGAGGGTGCGGAATACGCTGAGGCCGAGCCGACCTTTGCCTATGCGCAGATCGGCAAGGCCAAGATCACGGCCTACGCTGAGGACACCGAGGAAGTGCTCAAGCTGCCGGCTGCCGCCTACGACGGCATTGTCGTCCGTGGAATCTCGACTGCACTGCGCAAGAAGATCACCCGTGAGATCCTCGTCGGCACCGGTGCCACCAACCGCCTCGTTGGCATCTTCGATGATGGCGCGACCGCCATCTCCGCCGCGACGGACATCGAGGTGGCCGAGATCAACGAGGAAACCCTGGACGAGATCCTCTACACGTTCGGCGGCGACGAGAACGTTGAAGACATTGCGGTCCTGATCCTGAACAAGCTGGACCTCAAGGCCTTCGCCATGCTGCGCGACGCCAACGGCCGCAAGATCCACGAGGTTGTGCCCCGCGGCAACGCGGGCACCATCGACGGGGTGCCTTACGTCATCAACAGCGCCTGCGAGGCCATCTCCGACAGCGGAACGGCTCCGGCGGCGTACTGCATGGCTTACGGGCCGCTGAGCAACTACACCTTGGCGGTGTTCTCGGACATGGACGTGCAGCGGTCTACGGACTACAAGTTCAAGACCGGGCACATCGCGCACCGCGGCTCGATCTTCGTCGGCGGCAACGTGACCACGAAGAACGGTTTCTTGCGCGTCAAGAAGGGTTGATAGCCGATGGCACGCATCGGGTATAACCCCGCGAACGTGACGATCAAGACCGATGTCGGGGCAACGGTTGACAAGGCCTTCTTGGCCCATCTGGCACTTAGCGCAGCTGAAGCGGCTGCGACTGACGCCGATGCCGTCATGGCCCTGACGAATCTGGGGGCGGCAGCGGCCGACGTATCGACAGGTCTTACCGCGCCGCCAGTCCCGCGCAACCTGGTTATCACAGGCAATGTCTCTGGCGTTGTCGGCAATGTGGTGATCACCGGGACCAACTGGCTTGCCGAGGAGATCACGGAGACGATCGTCGCCAACGGGACGGCGGTGGTAGCCGGAGCGAAAGCCTTCCGGACTGTGACCGAAGTCAGCTTGCCGGCACAAACGCACACACCGGCCGCGCAGACGGAGACCAAGGAGGTCACCGCCGCGGTCAGCTCTGCGGGCGATGTAACCCTGGCTCTGACCGCGACAGCTCTGGGCGATGCGTCTCCCAAAGACGTGGTTGTCACCCTGACCACGGGCGATGACTCCGTGACAAAGGTTGCGGCTAAGATGGTTCTGGCGCTGAACGCTGATGAAGACGTCAGCGCGCACTTCACCGCCAGCAATGAGGCCGGAGTCATCACTCTGACGGCGAAGGTGCCCCTGGCCAACGACGCCACGCTGGCCCTGGCATACACCGACACAGACACGACCGGCGTGACGATGGGGGCTTCGACCAACGGAACCGCCGGCGTGCCCTACGACAAGATCAGCGTTGGCTTCGGCGACAAGATTGGCTTGCCATACAAGCTGGCGCACAACACAGTCTGGGCAGCCTATCTCAACAACACCAAGGAAGCCAACCCGCCGACGGTCGCGGTCAGCGCAACGGCGATTGAGAGCAATACCGTCGACCTGGACAGTGCCCTCAACGGCACCGCAGTCGACATCTACCTGATCGTCTAGGCGAGACTATGGATGCTGAGGAGGGGCCGGGCAACCGGCTCCTCTCTTTTCCGGGAGGTGAGCCGACATGAGCCTGGTTTCGATCAAAGCGGCGCTGCGGATCGGCTCGACCACAGACGCCTACGACGACGAGATTGACGACCTGATCAACGCGGCCAAGGCCGACCTGGCGCTCGCCGGAGTAGTGGAGGCCAAGCTCGACGGCACAGACTCGCTTGTGCGCCGGGCAATCACCGCCTACTGCAAGGCTCATTTCGGCTGGAACAACCCGGACGCCGAGCGTCTGCAGGTGGCCTACGAGATGCTCAAAAAACACCTTTCGCTCTCGGCCGACTACCGCGGGTACCGGATCACATTCAGTGTGACCGCTGCGGGATTGCCGGTTGCCGGCGCCGAGGTGGAGTTCGACGGGCGCACGCTATTGACCAGTGATGCCGGATTGGCCGTGTTCAGCGGCGTCCTGGCCGAGAACCAAATGGACTACGCGATCACCGCGGATGGTTATGAGGCGGCCGAGGGCACCATGGACGTCGACGTGGACGAGACCGTCAGTGTCGTCCTCGCAGCGGGGTGATCTGAGTGCTGTTTAACGACACAGTACGGCTGATAACCGTGACGGCGGCCTCCAACGACCTTGGCGATCCGGCCGAGGCTGAATTGAGCCGCCAAGTCTACGCGGACCGGCAATCCATCCGGCAGACGGAGTTCTATCAGGCACATGCGACCGGATTCCGGCCGGAGATCATGTTTGTCGTGCGCTCCTCGGAATACCAGGGAGAGACCCGCCTGCGATACGGCAGCCGCACATACAACATCATCCGGACCTACGAGCGGCCGGATGAGATGACTGAGCTGGTCTGTCAAGCCCTGGTGGTGAGGTAGCGTGGGCGTTCCGAGCGCGATTAAGATCAAGAAGGACCGGGTCGAGTACACCTCCCAGGTCGACCGGGCCAAGTACTTGCTGGTGGAACTGCAGAGGGCGGCTTTGCGGGACGTCGGCAAGTTCGTGCGCCGGCGAATGCTCGACGAAGTGCGGCGCCGCCCTGGGCTCAAGCGTGGCCGACGGCCGCCGAACGCCTTTCAGTACTGGGTGCGAAAGCGCGAGACTGACCTGCAGGTTGGCATCAGGCACAACACCTGGTACGGCGTGCATCAAGAGCTCGGCACAGCCAATCAGCCGAAGCACGCTGTCCTGCGCAACACGGTCTTCAACAACATCGACGAGATCAGGCGCATTGAGGGCGTCTATCTCTCGGCGATCGAGGACGAGAACCGGGCCCTCGGGCTTGTGAAGGAGGAGGTCGAGTTCGAGGATGAGCCGCTCTAGCCTTCTGCGCCGGGTTCTGCAGGACTTTCTTCTCTCGGTTTGTGCGCGGGTCTACTACCAGCGGGCGGCGCCGGAGGCCGCATTTCCACGGCTCGTGTTCGACCTGCCGAACAGCTTTGACGA